CACCGGCGGAGTTTTTGTAGTTACCGGCGGAGCTACTAGTTGTTTTGCCTGTGTTGGTCTATTGGGACTACGATAAGACTGATCGGCTACGTTACCGATTCCAGCAAAGGCTGCCCGATTAACTGCGTCGGCGGCTCCTTTTGCTACATTGCCAACAGCATTGCCAATTTTAGTACCTAGGCTGTCGGTACTTTGGGGTGTTGTTGCTTGAGTTGCTTGAGCTTGAGTTTGAGCTTGGGCTCCTCTTGCTTGAGCCAATTGTGCTTGCAAACCGCTGATGGCAGTTTTATGTTGATCGATTTGATTTTCAATTGATGCAACATCTACCCCTGCACCCGAGGCCGAAGTGTTAGATGCAGTTGCGGTGGGTTGTGCAACAGGATCTTGTTTAAAAACTTTACCTAATTTATCTGCTGGCTCCCCACCTACAGCGTTGGCTCCAGTGTTGAATCCCTTTGAGGCAGCACGAGCAACACCGGTGGTGGCACCTCCGGCCACAGCACCAGCTCCACCGGCGACATCTCCGGCCACTGTTGCGGCTGCTTTTCCTAGACCTTTTGCTCCGCTTTTAACAGCATTGTAGGCACCGGCCACTGGTCTGGCCACCAATTGATTGCCAAGTGCTTTACCAGCACCACCAATGGCACTGGCGGCACCTGCCACAGCATCGCCAGTTTTGTTTACGTTCTTAGTAAACTTTTGAGCACCCTTGGTTATTTTTTTAGCACCTTTTTGGATATCATTAAACCCAAACTCATCTAATTGCTGTTCTGTTACAATGTCATTAATCTTCACGATTTTCACCTTTTAATTTTCGTACACCACGTATAAATTTATTGGGATCTTGACTGCGTATGCTGTTTAACAAGCGATTTTCCAACTGCTGTGCTGTGTCACTATCATAGTTTTCACGAATATAATTTAGTAGATTGATGGCACTGGTGATAACATTGTTGGCACGGCTTTCTACGAGATTTTCTTTATCTCGATGCACCAACATAGTGTCTAATTCATCTAAAATACTACGGGCTCGCTTTTGCAAGATTTGCTCCAATTTATGTTATATTTATATGGATTTAAAGTAATAAAGGTTTTAAAAATTTATAACATTTTCCCAGAGTTGTACACGGTCTGCATCGTAAGGTATCCATAATTGTGTTTCTATTCTGGTTTTAAGTTCACGAACTTTTACAATGTTGGGTTGTATTGGCATTAATGGTAGTATTTTTTCTTCAACATAAGACATGTGTACAATTGGTGATGGTTGAATTTCATTTTGTCGAACATCTTTAAATCTAGGCTGGCGAGAGTATATTTCCATATCAACTGTTGAGAAAAATATAGATTGATTTTTTAGCAAATTTAATAACAAATACTTGTAATTAGTTGTTCTTAATTCTGATTGTTTTGTTTGTATATAATGTGTGTGATAGTGCTGTATATCTTTTTGTTTACTAGCACTACTAATCCACCAGCGGTGGTTGTTTAAATCAACAGTATTAAAATAGTAAACAGGGTCTGTTTTTATAAGCTCATCCCAAGAATTATCTTGCAATAATTTATCAAATCTATTAGGGTGTGCCCATTGTACCAAAAAGAATGCTACGGGATTTTCCTTATGTGCTTCGATTACCGCCGAGGTTATAAACTCGTTACCGGCTCCAATAGCTCCAAAATTTTTATTTTCTATATCGTTGTACAATGCCGCAACTATAGCAGGCCACTCAGGCCATATATGATTAGCAGCATAACCGTCACCAAAACAAAAAATTTTATTCATAAAGATAAGATATATTTAAATTGACTTCGAATTCTGCCTCGTAAAATCTTTTTACCGGAATAGAATTCCATATGTTGGGGTCATATAAAAAACTATTTGCAAATTGCCATCTATCTAAATGGGTTTTAGTTGCTAAATTGCCTATTAGTTTTTTAAACATTAATGTATTTTCAACTACTTCAGCGAATTCAATATTTTTAATATTATCTGCTACTACCGGTAAAAAAGACTTAAGATAATTTTTAGCGGTTTCTCGCTCTTTGTCGATTCGATCTAGTCCAGTAACACTGGTCCATGGTGTAGATTTATTATAATAGTGGTAATATGCTCTAGCCCAACGATAAATCTTGCTTTTAAAAGTAGTAGTAGTAATTGCAATTATTTGAGTAAACTTTGAAAAATCTAATAGATTAGGGTGGCAATGGGTTGCCACCCAATCGGTTTCTTTAAGATCATAAGAACCTATTTTTTTATATAGTAAATTAGGATCATATACGTTAAATATATCATCACTATCTCCGATTTTCCCAATTGAATGATTAATTGATGCTATACCCCCATTTGCACTTAATCCAGAAAATGTTTGTTGCATGATATCGCACAGTAATCCTCCGCATGTATAGTGGGGGAAACAAATTAAATTCATTCTGCTTTACTCTTCAATCCAGCCAGCATGCTTTTGAGTCTGCTGCTGTCCACTGTGGCCGAGGGCGGCGGGCTAGCATCCTTGTCAATGCTAAATCCCGACTTGGCTTTAACATCAAATTGATTAACTGTGGTGGTGGTTTTGATCTGATCCATAATTGAGGTCATTCTGGGTGGGCCACCGGCACCTGTATAACTTTCTTGGCCTTCTTCACCGGGGTCGGTGATACGCATGGTTTCTATGTTGTATTCTAAATCAATTTTATGTCCAACTCCGGTTGAGCTACGCGATTTCATACACTGAATTTGATAACGCCCACGCTCTTTCATGGCTCTGCTGGTAAAAATACCAAACACATTGTCTGCGGTGTTGATCTTTGAAATACCGCCTGCGATATGACTGTGATCAAACTCTATCTCTTCCACTGCACTTCTGTTCAGTTGCGATGCTGTTACAAACAACACATTGAGTTCTTTGGCTAGGTTACGCAATTCTTCCGCCACATACTTGTCTTTGATAAACTGGTCATTGGGATTGACCTTGACCGATACCGGCATCACCAAGTCCAAGTAGTCACACATGACAAAGTCCACACGGTTTCCGGTTTGTATTTGATACTCTTTGATGAAACTGCGAATGTCATTCACTGTGCTCTGTGCCGGCAGTGCCTTGATTCTATAGGCTCCGGCTTTTTTGCCCACCATTTTAACTTTGAGTGTGGTGGTGTCTATGTCCTTGCGTATGTCTTTTGTACCTGTGCTGGTCAACATGGCATCGGTTCTCAAGGCACACAGTTCTTCTGACAGTTCTAAACTGACGTACACCCCCGATAGTCCGGCCTGTAACCACGACAGTGCTATGTTCATCATGACAAGACTTTTACCCGAACCTGACCCTCCGGCAAATATGTTTAGCTCACCTCTGCTCATGCCACCGTATAAAATCTTATCCATGGTGGGCCAGCCGGTTGACACTTGTCCGCCTGAGTTGTAGTATCTATCAATACGTGACTTGGGATCTAAAAAATAGTCTGTGCCCAAGTCTTTAGTCAAACTTATTTGCACGGCGTCTTTGATCAATTTCTCCACAGGATCGTAGTCGCCTTTTTCCAGCAGGTCTGCTGATTTTAAAATGGCACGTTCCAGTTCCATGCGTCTAGTGAAACTTTCAAATTCAGTCATGAACCAGTCGTGATGTCCGGCCACTGTGTCGGGTACTGGCTTGAGTTCTACTCCGGTCACTGCATGAATCTGTTCAAGTGTGGGCAATGTTTTATAATCGTTACTGTGTGTTCGAACGAACTCGGCCACTGCACGTAGGCTTCTATCAAAGTTTTCTGGATTATATATGTTTTGTACTCTGACGTAACTCTGTGCATCAGTCAACATCATTTCCAAAAACAATCGTTGTATCTCGGGGCTGTATTCTTTTGTTGTCATATCGTTAATTATATAATCTTTTCTTTAGTAATTCAATTTTTAATCTACTGGTTTGTTTGCCTGCTAATATTGATTTCAATACAAATAATTTGCCATACTGTTGTACTGCTGCACCCACATCTTTGCATTCGCGTTGCCATTCGGGATAGCTCACTGCCCATCCGTACTCCAATGCAGCATCAATCAGTCGGGCACCGGCTCTATCGGCATCGGGCACTACTATAACTTCACGTGCTAGGCCATCAATGATGTCGGCCTGTTGCTCACTGACTTCGTTGCCCAACACTGCAACGCCATCTATGGCCATGGCATCAAACGGTCCTTCACACACTATGACAAACTTACTCCCAGGCAGTTGACCATCAACATTGAACACATAGCCGGGTTCATGACTGTTGTGGTATTTGGGCCTGACATCATCTGAGGTAGCACGGGCAGTGTAACCAATGACCTCGTTTTGCCACGTAAACGGAATTACAACACGACGATGCAGATTGTTGTGTGTAGCCGGAGTCCACATCAAGTCGTATTTAATCAAGTCAATTCGTCTAGTGGCACTGTATATCACAGCCGCATGAAACTCCGTTGGCACATCAGAATCTTTCAGTGTGTACCACGATTCCCAGGCTGTGAAGTTCTGTGCAGATTCTGGCAAGGGTCTTGGCTTAAAGTTGATGGCCTCGGCCGATTCCACCTCCACCAGTTGTTCGGGTGCTGTCAATTCTCTAATACGTATGGCTTCGATTACCAAGCGTTTTACTGTGTTTTCATCAGCACCCAACCATGTTAATAATTTTCTAAACTTGTAAGTTAAATGCCGACCGGGTTGGTAAGATGCTCGAAAATTGCAGTTGAAACAGGAATAACTCACAGCACCATCGGGATTGACAATGACTCCACCACGACCACGTGTGTCGGCACTTTCACCCGAATGTGGGCAACAAACAGCATTGAATGACGTCCATCCGGTGGTGCTGTTGGTTCTCCGCCGTGCTGGTAATAGTTGTGTTAGGGCGAGTACAATAGAATTTGACATTGTGTTACAGTATATACGACTGCTGTCACAATGTCAAAAGGTTTGATAACAATGCCGATGTTATTGGATTATAACGGAACTTCTTCCCATAACAGTGATGTAGTAGCTGAGTGAGCAACAGGAGTAGCAGTTGCCATCAAGCACAACACAGCGTTGGGCGGAACAATGATGTGTCCGTCAAAGTTTTCTACAAAACCCATTAATGATGGTTGTATACCAACAGCAGTACCAGTAAATGTTACGTTGAGTGGTTGACCGCCGCCTAATGAAGAACCAAATGCCACTGCCAAAGTACCAGTTAAACCAGTTAGTGCTGTATTAAGTGGAACATAACGACCCTGTGCACCAGAAGCTGTAAGAGTTTTCATGTTATATGGCTGAGCACCAGTTGAGATTGGACCTGCCAGAGCCGATACCATCCAAACATAGGGGCCAGCACCAGTGGCTGTCAATGCACTCAGTGTCACTGCCAATGTGGCCTGTAACAACACACAGTTCACAGTGGAACCCGATGGGTTATATAAAGTAGCCAGTGGAGTTGCAGTGGCACCAGTTGTGGCTGAGGTAAAAGTTGCCGCGTTGATTGCAGTTGTTGTTGTACCGCCTTTGTACAAACTACCACGATATGCTTGTTCGTAAAATCTGCCGTGTAGTTCACTGACAATTAAGTCACCCAATTGTCCTGCTCTAGCAGGTGCTTGTAAACCTGCAGAAATACTTGTTGTGGTAGCGATTGGACCTACCTGGTTTTGAATTAACATCTTTTAAATCTCCTTAAATTTTTAGTGTAATTGACTTACGACTCTTAACTGTATTTATACATTTGGTATTTTATCAAATGGTTTACTGCTGTTGACCAAACAATGATGCATCATTACGCATGTCTTTGGGTTCATCGCCCAGCTGTGTGTTCTGTACCGGTACAGCAGTGGCGGAGCCATTGAATGCCGCCTGTTGTATTCTTGGCAATTCAAATATCTGTTGGTTCATGATTTTTAATTCTTGCAAGATCAGTGCCAATATTTCAATCTGTGACTGTCCTTCATATTGGCTAGTGTCTTGCACAGTTAACGCAACTTGATTGTTGTAACCGGTGGCACTAATTGGAGCATTACCTGTTGTTGCAGAGCTTATTGCGGCGTTACTGGTTGGTATTGTTCTGTTGGCTATGATCAAGTCGCCCAACATGGTGGATGACAGTCGTCTTGCGGCACCTGCGGGGTCTATGCCGCCT